TCGCGGGTGAACCGCTCGGCGAACTCGCGCTCCATCAGAGCCTGCTGCTCAGGCGCAAGATACGCGGACTGTTTCGGCGCAATCACCAGTCCAATCACGCCGAGATTGCGCAGGATCGCCGTTGCGAAAGTTTGGGCTTCATGGTCGCCCGCAATCGCCCGCCATAGGCTCTCCAGCGGCGACGCGCCATAACGCAGGTCGCTGGAGAGTCCATAACGCAGATGCACCACCTCTTCAGGCGGCACGGTGCGCTTCCCCTCGCTGGTACTCAGCACATAACGGGCGATCAGCTTCCGCACGCGCACGCCGTCTTCTTCCACCTCGCCCGTTTCGGCTTGCACGCTTTCGGGCGGATACCACCAGAGCGCGGTAGGACGCCGCCGCGCGCCGCCGTCCAGAATCCAGTAGCTGTTCCCGTGCGTGATCAAGCTCGCCACTGTCGCATGCAAGAGCATGCTGCCATCGTGATAAAAGTTCGGACGCGCGAGCAGCGCGGGGATGGGAGAATCGATCTCGACGCCGTTCCGATCCAGCACGCGCCACTTGACCTGAGCGAGGTTGCGAGCGATCCAGTAGACCGCTGCAGCGACGATGCTGCATAAGAGGGGGTCCCCTGCATCAGCGACATAATCGCGATCCGTCGCTATGGGCAGGTTCCCCCAGAACGCTTGCGAGCGCGGGGGCGGTAAATCCTTACGCCAGAACAGCAGTTTTTTCCACACGCTTGATATTCCCTCTAACTGAACTGTCGTCCATCGAGGCTCGTTTTCACCTTCACTGCCCCGCCGTCGCGGTAGATGATGGCAATCAGGCTCTTGCCCTGCGCCATGACGGTTTCCACCGCATCGATTTCCGCGTCGTCCGCGGGGCTAATCGCTGTGAACTCGCCGCCGATTGCCTGAAACGCGCTATCGTACTGTTTGCCATAGATCACGCCTGAACGGTAGTAGTAGCAGTAGATTCGCCCGTCGCTGGTGGCAATCAGCGTCGGATGTGCGCCCGTAGCCACCGTCGTCGCCATACTCCATGCACCTCCCTCGCTTGCTTGCGTATAAATGCGCACCTCGCTGCCGACCTGCACTGCCAGAGCGAGCCGTTGCGCGGCGGGCAGGTAGACCAGCGCAGGTTGCGTTGCCGTAAGGGTTGCGTTCGTGTCTTCCCAATCTTGGAGTGTCGCATCGCGTGCGTATCCCACATACAGCGTGTTGTTTTGCACATACGCCCGCGCCGCGCGAAACGCCGACGAGCGCGTCAGCGCCACCCACGGACCCGCCTGCTGACGGACGCGCACCACCGCCGTATAGCCGTGAAACGGCGTGACTCGTGCCCAGTCCTGCCCGTCGCTACGCAGGCGGTACTGCACCTGCCCTGTGCTGACTACCTCGCTGTTGGTGAGCTCTATCGCCTGACGCGTGACCTTGTACACTCCAATCATCATCACCTCGTCCGTCAGTTGCGTGCGACTCGTTTCGTTTCCCCCTGTGTCGTAGGTCACACGGTCGAGGTGCAAGTACTCAGGGTAGCAGAGGTAGTACCGATGGACAGGCGCATAGACCGTCGCTTGCTGTACCCACCCACCAGACTCTGCGAGCGTGTCCATATCCCTCGCCTTACGGGGCAGGAACCCAATCGGCGGGAGTTCTCTGTAGGCGTTCAAATGGATCGCTTGGAGCGCGTTTTGCGTGCGGTCAGGTCGCAACACGGTGCGTGTGTCTTGCGCTAAGTCGCTCTCCGTCGTCCATTCAAGGGTTTGGAGATAGTCCGCCTGCGCGTCGTTTGTCATCTGGTGGTTATGTGCCTGCCCGCGCCAGAGATGGTTGCGCAGTGCGAGCAGGTCGTAGTAGGTCGCGCCTTCGTGGGGCGGAAGTGCGCTCGGCGTACTGCCCCCGTTATAACTGATTGTGCCCCATCGTGTGAGGTGGTCACCCTCCACCGCGACCTGCTGGTGGCTCGTCTCACACATCGCACGGGTCTGCAAAGGCGCATCGCAATAGAAGGTCGGGTACTGGAGCGTATAGGGCGTCGGCACGGCTTGGGTGAGCGTGATGCGGAGCGTGCTCGCCGACCGTGCGCCGAGCATCTCCCACACCACACGGCGTGCCACATCGCCCATCAGCGCGGGGGACTGACCTGTCGATTGTAAGTCCTGCGGCGACTCGCTATAACCCGTGAGCAGTGCCTTGTAGTCTTGCGCCCACGAGCCTGCGTAGTAGGTATCGGGGGCGCGGCGGTAGCGGTAGAGCGTCGTGTCGCTGGGGTCAGAGTCTAAGACCACCTCATCCCCAAGCCAGTTGCGGAGTCTGACCTCGATGCTATCGACCATGCCCATCGCAATCGCCACCCGCACCGCGTCAGCGACGGCGGGTATCAGGTACGGCGCGGTAGTGTAATCGGCGAGGTCGAAAGTAAGCGTCACGGTGTTGGCTGTCGGTACGACAACGATCCCACCTGCGCTGAACACCATCGTACCGCCAGTGATAGTCCAGCGCGGTGCGGAGTCCTGCCCTGCCACCACGCTCGCAACGCGCGTGAGCTCCTTGACCCCGTAGCGCACGACCCCCGCCCACAAAGTCGGGAAGCCCAGCACCTCGCTCTCGATATGCTGTTTGTACGGCGAGACGGCAAACGGTTCGAGCAGGAGCTGGTTCCGTTTCTTGATGCGTTGCGGGTTGGGGAGCTGGGGGTGGTCTAAGTACTGCTGTTGGTGCGGTTGCCAATAGAGCGTGTAATCCGCAGGTTGGGGCGGGTCGCCAAGTTCCCAGTTCATCCAGAAGAGGAACACCTGCCAGTGCGGGTTGGCGTAGGTGTTGGTGTAGCGGGTCGTGACGCCCCAGAGCGCACGGTTCGGGTCGTCGTCTATCGCCGTGTAGTACGGAACCATCTGGTTGTTGGGTGGCAGTCCACCCGAATTGGATGTGGGATGCTGGCACTCCGTGCTGATTGCACCTGCGATGGTCTTGCTGATACCGACCCGTCCACCCCAATCGCAGTGCGTGCAATAATCGATTTCGCCAGAGGGGGGGTCGTCAGGGTCTGGGTATGATTTCTCAAGGCAGGGTACAGGGTCGATCGGGCGTGTGCGGTAGCCGCGGATATAACTGCCGGTCACGCTGGCGTATACAGGCGAATAGGTCGTCTGCTGGAAGCATTCCGACTCGGTCAGGCTCGATGTGTCGCTCACTTCGAGGAGTTGGGGTCGCTCCTCGTGGAGGACGGTCGTGTCCGTACCGAACTCGGTGCAGTTATTTTGCGTGTGGCACGGATTCATAGGGGACGGGATAATATTCACATAGGAATAGCGGTTCACGACGGTTTTGGGGAAGCCAGCCCGTAGCCAGAGAGCGAAATGCTCGCCGAGCCTCAGGTACGATTTCGGCAGGTCGGGGACGATAGCGACCTGTGCTTGCGAGGTGTAGCTGTCGCTTATGAACTTCTCGACTGCCACGTTGAACTGTTGACCTGCGTTTTGAGAGTTCGAGGGACAGGTACAAGTAATGACACCATCGTTCTGCCAGCCTGTTCCCATCGAGGCGGACTTGACCACGATTTCGGCGTTGTCTGTGGATGTGAGTTGCACGGTCGGCGTGTAGGGATAGTTCTCATCACAACCCAGCGTACGCCACGACATCGGTGCGCGGGTGCACGGTAGATTGTGCCAAGTCGTGCCGATTCGGAACCGCCAACCGCCTGTGAGTTTGTATTCGATGGAACCGCTATAGGATAGTCCGTCCGGGTTGTCTGGACTGGCGGTCGCAGACGCACGGAGCGCGGTATACGCCAGTCCTATCACACCCGACGGTGCGCGGTGGTTGGTGCTGTAGGTCGGGTTGGCGATATTGACCCGCAGGTTGCTGTTCACATAGATTTCCAAAGCGGAGAGCGAAAGCGACAGTCCGTTCGGTGTGGCGTAGTAGCGGGGGGCGAGCATCCTGACCTCGATGGTGGGGTTATGGGTCGTAAGCGTCTCGGTATGGACAGGCGTATCGTCGTCGAGGTAGAAGATTCGGACGGTGGTCGTTTCGGTGTCGTTGGAGGAGTCGCGTTGTCGCTGGTATTCGACCTCGACCCGCACGAACAGGTCGCGCACGATACCCATCGCCACGCGGGTATGAGCTATCTCGTACCGAGCCGACGCGCCTAACACACCCTGCGGATTGAGCGTCCGCTGGACGAGTTGCGCCTGCACGGTATGCCGTATTTCGTCCGCTTGCCAGAGCAGTCCCGCAATCATAACTTGTCAAACGCCTCCAGCACCGCCTCGCGCACACGCTCCTGTGCAACCTGCAGGTACTCAGCGTTATGCTCGAACCCGATACACTGCCTGCCGAGCCGTGCGCAGGCGACGGCGGTCGTACCTGAGCCGAGAAACGGATCCAGCACCACCTGCCCCTCGCAGGTGAGGAGTTTCACTAACCGCTCCATCAAGGGGAGAGGTTTCTCGGTAGGATGGTATCGGCGCGGCTTCGCGTGGCAGCGCGGGCTTAGGAATGACCACACATTCCCCACATTGCACACCTCGAAGTTGATTGGGTTATGGGCTGCTTTGAAGCGTTGATGCACTTGATGGAGAGCGTCGGTAGTCGCTTTTAAGCGGTACTTGCCATGTTTGATTGCGTAGTACAACTCCGCAAACGCCCTGCGGACGCTCTCAATGTCTACCCCACCCACTCCCAGTAGCGGTATCTTGGTATCCCAATAGGGCGCGGTCTTATCGTACAATCGCGCCTTGCCCTTGCGGTAGAGCAGGATGCTCTCGTGGCTTCGGTGGAGTCCGCTCGGCGCGGGCGTCTGAGTGCGCTTAAGCCACACGACATGTTTCACATACCGCCAACCTGCCTCTATAATCTGCTGATGTTGCTCGCTCAGGCTCGGCATCTGTGCGAAGGTGGCAAGCCACGCATCGCGCTTTGCCACGCGATAACATTCCTGCCACAGTTCAGGACGCGGGGGCGTGTCTAAATGCGCGTCGGCGCCCCGGAACACGCCATACGGCGGGTCCGTGATGATGGCATCGACGCTCCCGTCCGTTAGCTCGCGGATGAGTTCGTGCGCGTCGCCCAACAGCAACCTCATACGCCCAGCCACCTGCGGATATGCTCGATAATCGCCGCGCGTACCTTGCCCTCGATAATCTGGATGAGAGCGACAGGTACATCGTAGTCTTTGGCGATTTTGTCGCGCACGCCCGACGGTAAGACCAGCGCACGGGTTTCCAGATACTCCAGCAGTTCCTCGGTCAACGATTTGGCGAGCCGTTTCCGTAGTGCGTTCAGTAGGCTCATGTTATCGTTTCCTCCGCGATTTTCTCGGCGCGATAACGCGCCGCGAGTATCAGTTCGCCCTGCTTCGGCGTGCCGAAGACCTCGATATCGAGGCTCAGCACGCGGTATTTATGGCGGATATTCCCCTCCACAATCCCGACCACATCGCCGCGCCATACAGGGAGCCGCACGCCCCCCTGCACATAAGTCAGCAGCAGGCTCGTCCATTCGGCGAGGTAGCGTCGCACGGTGAGTTTGTTCGCCAGATAATCGCGCACGCGCTCCGCGTCGGCAAGGCGCGTGATGGTGTAGTCCACCCATCCATAGCGACGGGGCGCGCCAATCCAGTTATTCGGGCGACTGGCGGGCGCAAGCGTCGAGTCCATACTCGCATAATCCCGATAAATCGCCTGAATCGGACGCCGCGCGTTGGGATCCCATCCCGTGACAATCACTTCATTTGCTTCTGGCTCGATCAGGTCGTGGCGCAGGTCTTGCACTGTATGCCAGAGCCACGCGGCGCCTTGCGCGACCTGCGCCTCTTGTGAGGTGAGGTACACATCCACGCGCGTTGTGTCGTCATACGGGCGGAACACGAGTTTCCAGCCGCTCGGCGTCGGCTTGAATCCGAGAAACCAATCCCATGCGTAGGATTGCCATAATCGGCGCACCCATTCCCCCGCGCTATCGCCCACTTTGGGATAGACCGCCCATTCGCCTCCGCCCTGCGCCGCGGTGGTGGGCAGCAGCACGCCCGTATCGCCCAAGTCCAGCAGGCTATCGGGCAAGCCCGCCTGATGGCAGAGCTGCCGTATCGCCTGCCCCACCTCTAACCCATCCAGCGGGGTGGGGTCGAACAGGATGGCGTCGGCAAGCACGCGCCAGAGGTCTTTTGCTGCCAGCCGAAACCGCGCTTCAAAAGAGCCTTCGGCAGGAATGAGGTCGGGCGGGTAGGCGCGTCCGCGAAACAGAGGCACATCGACGGCGTACAAAGGGTGTGTCCACACGAACTCCACGCCGCGATTATCCTGCAGCGCGTCGCTGGCAAGCCACTGGCACTCGGCTTCCATCACGGCGTCTTCCGGCTCCGCACCGATACTGATGGCAAGCGTGCGCGTGCGATTAATCAGGCTCACAGGCGCGTTGGGGGTACTGGCAAACTCAGGCGCAATCACGCTCGCTGCGCCGTAGGCAAAGGGTGTCCAGCTCCCGTCGCCTGTGAGTTGCACGCGGATACGCCCCTGCTTCAAATTCCCGTCGGGCGTGAAGTCCGCGCTGTTATCCACCTTGCGCAGGCTCCCTGATACGCTTAGCCCTGTGCGACCCTGCATATCGTAGTAGACCGTCGTATCCACCGTGCGCCCTGTGCTTGGCGCGTAGCGGAACTCGCGGACGGTGCTGAGCGCATACCCCGAAGTGCGGTACTTGAGCGGGGCAAACTGCAAAGTGATCGTGCCTGTAGGCACATAGAGGCGGAACGCGCCCTGCGGGGTGATTTCGGGGCTGCTTGCGTCGGGGTCTAAGTCATCGAACACATACTCAGCGCAGCCGATACTCGTGAGGATGAGCAGGCTCCGCCGACGGCAAGGGATCAGCAGGGCGTAGAAGTCCTGATTTTGCAGGGACTGAACAGGCGTGCTGCTTTGCTGCGGCGTGTTGCTCCGCAAGTCCACACTGCCCAGATAATCCTGCCCGCGATAGACATCGACGCGCCCGTCGCTCCAGAAGCGCAATCCGACGCCCGCCTGCGTGCCCTGTAGCCAGTTGCACTCCAGCGCGACGCGCTGCTCGGCGGTGTAGGCGTAGAAGTGCGCCGCGACATACCACGCCTGATTTTTCGGATAGGTCGCCGTCGTCTGGATGGCGCGGGCGTTCGCATCATCGTCAGGCAAGCCCGCCGCGTGAATCCAGTAGTTGCCCGAAAACCCGCGCTGGTACTCGCGAAAGTTGCTATCACTCGCGCGGTTCGTATCCGACAGGCGCAGGCGGTTATAGGGGCTACTTGCGCTCGTTTGCCATTCGGGGGTGAGCGGTAGAGGGCGCAGCATGAGCGTGTAGGTGACGGGATCCACCCAGACATCTTGCGAGCGCGCGGCGTCCCACTCTTTCCCTGTCGCAATCACGGCGAGGCGGTCATACAAGAGGCGCGGTTCCGCAAAATCCATGCGCAGGTCGGTCATACCGCTCTCACCCCGCGCAGGCGTCCGATGAGCTGGCTAATCAGTTGCTCCGCTTCTTGCGACGCGGGGCGAGGCTGATAGCGCGTGAGGCGCAGGCGCGTGGCGAGGCTAATCCCGCGCTGTCCGAGTTCGCCGCCGCCGAGCGCGATCCGTTGCAAGTCTACCAGCTGGCGCGTATGCTCGGCAATCTGGCGCGTGTTATCGCTAATCCGTTGCAACTCGTTCACCTGCCGCGTGAAGTAGTCGCCCTGCGGGGTGGGCACTTGCGGGGCGACCCCGGGCGCCATCTGGAACTGGCGCATCAGCTCGTCGGCGCGCCGCTGGATCTGCTCGAACACCTGCATCAGCGGCGCGAGGCTAAACCCGCCGAGTTGCGCGTCAATCCCAAACCGCCTGAGCCAGCCCGCAATCGTTTCAAACGCCTGATAAATCGCCTGCAGGAACGAGGCAATCACCTGAATCCCTGCCTGCACGATTTGGGGCAGCATCTCCATCACGGCGACGGCGGTAAAGAGCGCACGGGTCGCCGTATCCAGCAGTTGCTGATTTTGGAGTATCTGTGCAATCCGCTCGCCGAAGGCGCGGGCGAGACCGCTCGTTTCCAGAAACCGCGCCACGCTTTGGATACGCTCAATAATCGGCGCAAGCGCAGGCAAAATCGCGCGTCCGATCTCGGCAAGCAGGCGCGTGAAACTATCGCGCAGGTTGCTGAGCTGTACCGCAAGCGTTGCTCCCATCACCGCCGCCACATCCCCGAAGCGCGCCTGCGCAATCCGCTCAATCGCCGCGAATACCTCGCGCACGCTGCTCTGGATCTCGCCCGACGCGCTGATACGGATGCCCTCTGCCATGAGATCCCCTGCGCTAATCCCGACGCGCCGAAAGGCTTCCATCGCCTCGCCAAACTGACCCGCCGCCATCCGCCCGAAAGCGTTCGCGAGCATCTCCAGCGTTTCGCGATTCGCGCCAAACGCCGCCGCCATCTGGGTAATCAGGGGCAGAATCCGCTGGATGTTGAGTCCAAACGCCTCCAGTTGCGTGGCGACGCGCACAAGATCGGGGAACTCAAAGACGCTCGTTTCGGCGAAGCGGAGCAGGTACTGCATCCGTTCCTGCGCTTTCGCGGCGCTGCCTGTGAGCGCCACGAACACGGCTTCGAGTTGCTGAAGCTCTGCAGCAGTGGGCACGGCGGCGCGTCCAATCGCGTACAACGCGCCCGCACTGCCCGCAAAAATCCCAATCGCGCCTGTGAGGACGGCGGTGAGCGTGGCAATCGCTGCGCCGAGTGCGATCACGAGGGGATTGGCACTTGCAAGCGCGGCGAGTACGCCCGACGGCGACAGGGCAGCACCTGCCGACGCCGCGCCTGCGATAGCCTCCAAACTCTCATACTGGCCCTTGAAGCGTTGCAGCGAGCGCGTCATGCGGTCGACCTGCCCGCTGAACTGGTCGACCGCCCGAAAGACCGTTGTGAACTCATCCACGACCCGCATCGCGCTCTTCTACCTCCAGCAGTTTCAGCGCCGCCATCGTGCGCACGGCTTCCCAATCGCTTTCGCTCCACTCCCCCATCGGACGGCGCAGGAGTTCGATCCCGACCTGCGCATAGAGGCGATAGAGCGGGTTCATGCGGAGCCTTTTTTTTCCAGTTCAAGCGCGCGCTGCTCCGCTTGCCCCACCGTTCCGCCCACAAGCTCAACGACGCGGGCAAAGAGCTGCCCCGCGGCGACGCCTGCCCTGCGTACAAACGCGCCCCACTGCACCTGTGTCCATTCGGGCTGCTTGCAGAGCGCGTGCAGGAAAAACACCAAGCGCAGGTCGCTCTCGCTCAGGTCGCGCAGCTGCTCATACGGCTCGCCCTGCAACCGCTTGCAACCCGCGATAAAGGCACGGCTCTGCTTTTCGAGTCGTTCCCATTCGCCGTAGCTTTTGGGGATGGCGAAGGTGAACACAATCGCCTCGCCCGACTTGCCCGTGAGACTCACCTCACAGGTTTCGGGCGGTTCCAGCTCGCTCAGAATGCGTTCAAAGTCGCTCATGGCTTAGCTCGTTGCACTGATGGTTAGTGCGCCTTGCCCGACGATGGTGGCGCGTATCATAATCGGGTCGCTCGTGATTTCCACAGGCGCGGTTTCAATAATCCCCTGCCCCGAATAGAGGTCGCCCTTTGCCGCGCCAGGCGGGTCATACGCAATCTGGAACTGCAAGGCGCGGTTATTCTGATAGGCGTCCAAGAATATCTGCTTCATGTCCGTGCCGTTGGCAGTGCCCGTGAGGTACGCATTTACCGTGATACGCCAACGCCTGCTGACCGTGAGCGGGTATTCCCAGGCGTCCTGCAACGCCTTCGCGTCGCGGTTCTCGTTTTGAATATCAATCGTGATGGACTCAATATCGCCCACGATAGAGGTGTAGTTCGTGGGCCATGTGCCATCCGCGTTCTGGACTTTCCACCCGCAGACCGTGATATGCTGTCCGTAGAGCCTCGCTCCCTGCATGCCCTGATATTCCCTTAGCGGGCGTTGCGCAGGGCGCGGTGGTGCTGGCGCAGGCGTTGCGCGGCGCGGGCGTTATGACGGCGGCGCAGCTCCGTCCACAGCCCGCGCGGGAGCATGCGCGCCGTGCCTTGTGGGGCAAGCACGAAACGGGCATGGGGCGCGGTGAACTGCAGCTGTGCGCGGTCCTCGCCGCGCCGAAACACGCGCAGGCTCGCCTGCAGGCGTCCCGTCTGGCGGTTAATCGGCAGGGGCGGGATCAGGGTATTTCGGTGCCGACGGGCGTAGGGATGCCCCATCGCCCGCAGCTGCGCCGTCGTGAGGTTCCCGCTTGTCAGTTTGAGCGCGTCGGCGCGGGTGGCGCCGACGCTGATGTGCAGCGTCAGCCGCAGGCTCCGACGGAGCGCGCCCTTCAGCGTCCTGCCCCTGTCGTACAGTTGCTGCTTCGTGAGTCTCAAGCTTGAACCCTCCTACTCCAGACTCAGGCACGGATACTCACCTCCAGTTTGATGACGAATGCGTTCGCGTGTTCCAACGCGACTTCGGGGTTCGGTTCGTAGCTCTCCACGCGCACCACACAGGCGATCGGCTCGGCGTTCGTGGGGATACTGGTCTGCATGTGGAGTTGGTCGTAGAGCCGCTGATACTTCTCGCGCTTCCCTTCGCCGACGCTTGCGCCTATCAGATTTGCGAGTGTGAACACGCCATAAATCGCATACCGCCACGCCTGATACTTGCGCAAAAGCCCCGCGTTCGGCTCGGTTATATCGGGCAGGCGTTCCAGCACGGCATAGGGCGGCGCGGTCTGCTCTAACGGCGGGCTATCGTACACCGCGCAGTCCCAGGTGTCGCTTATCCGCTGTATCAACCACGCTTCGATGGGTTCGGTCATAACGCCTCCAGCAGCACGCGGGTATGGTCAAGAGGGAGATTCGCGCGGTATGGCTCCGCCGCCATCACCCGAAACCGCGCGTTATCGCTCTCGCGCTCCACCACATCCCCCGCATACCAGCGCAGATTCGCGTCCGTGTAGAGGTAGTAATCGACGCGCTGGTCATGGTAGTAGACGGCTTGCCCCTCGCTGCTGCGGGCGGGCGTGAGATACCCCGTATAAGTTCCGCTTTGCAGGCTAAGCGTCGGCTCGCCCTTCACCGCGCCCGTGAGGGGCTGTTCGAGGTGATAATACTTGAAGGTGCAGTTCACGAGGATCACAGCCATCGGCGTTCGTACCTCCGTGCGACGGTTTCCAGCGGGGATTGATATTGACCCTGCGCATACTTAATCTGCAGGTCGCCTTGTTTCAGGGATTCAATCACCTGCCCCGTTGCGGTGGGGCGGTACTCGCGCAGGGCGTAGGCGGCGGCGTCCAGCAGCACGGCGTGCCACACATCTTCAGGCACGAGGTTATCGCCCGCAGGTGCAAAGCCGAAATGCGCATCAAGGGTGATTTCACCCGACGCGGGGCGTTTGAGTTGCACCCAGCTGGCACGCCCCCACTCGTCGGTTTGAATAATGTAGTCGCTGGCAGCGAGCTGGATCCCGTTCACAAGAATTTTCACCTCTTCCGCGCTTGGCAGCAGGTAGGCAGGGAACCGCGAGAGCAGGCGCAGATGCTTGCCGTGATAGAATCGCGTGAGCGCCGTCGGCTTCCAGGGTCGGCAGCGCGTGAGCGTTTGTAAGGCGTCAATCGCCGCATCGAGGTACCGCCGACGCTCGCCCTCCGTCGTATTGGATACGCCCAGGCGCGTGAGCAGGGCTTGCAGGTCACTCGTGGTCGGAAAGTCCGTCATGGTCTTTCTCCTTGAGCTTGTTGAGCAGTTTGCCCGCAACGGGCACGCCCAGCGCGTCGCCGTTCTCGATGATGCTGACCAGCTCGCCGAAAGCCACCACATACGCCACCCAAGTGCTGAACGGGTAGGCGTTGTCGCCGAAGTAGCGTTCAAAGAGCCAGATGGGCACGATGAGCGCGATACTGAGGAGCTTCTGTACCAGCCCATCAAAGTACCTGCGCGAGCGGATCACTTCGCCCCTGCGGTAAGCGGCGGCGACGCCTGTGAGGATGTCCACGATCACGAGCGTCAAGAGCGCGCCGATGGCTGTCGGCAGGTCAGTGGCGCTGGCTAAGACCATTGCGACGCTGATTTCACTGAGTTGCCACAGGTTCCAGTGTTTTAGTAGCATTAGCCTTGCCCCCTGAGTTCCGTGCGCGCTCGGATCGGCGCGAGGTTCAATCCCTTCGGGTCGCTCTTGCGCCCGCGCGGGTAAGCGACTTCCGCGTGGCTCACCAAGTAGCGCAACGACCGCACTTGCCCTTTGAGTTGCTCGATCAGGTTGATGAGTGCTTCCACCTGATCGTCGGGATAGGGATCGACGCCGTCGTTGCGGTTTTCGAGCGCAATCCCGATACTGCGCGCGTTCACATTTTTCACGGTCTTCCCACCGATGGTCATGCGGCACACGCCCGCGTGCCACGCTTGGCGGTTGAGCGGCACAAGCTGGTGCACCTGCCCCGTTTTACTGATGATGTAGTGATAGCTCACCTTGCTTTCGGGGTTCATGCACCATGCGACCGCACCGTCGAACTTGCCGACGGTCGCATGCAGCACAATCGTATCGATGGGCACGCCCGCGGGGCGCGCGCTCTTATTGGGCGACCATTCCACGCCCTGATATTCCCTCACCGCCCCCAGAGGTCGCTGGACACGACCTGCAACGGGCGGCGCATGAGGTGGAGCAGGGCTTGACTTGTGGCGTCGACATGGTCGTCGTGCGCGCCGTTGGGGAACGCAAGATGTTGCTGGATCCATGCGTCGAGCCATGGCGCGGACTGGGGCAGTAGTACTTTACCTGCGTCAAAAGCAGCGAGTGCGAGTTCCGCGCGCGCCAGTTTGCTGCCCTGCGGTTTGAAGGGCACGACGGGCAGGCGCGTGTGGGCTTTCAGGTCTTGCAGCAGGGATTGCCCCGCCGCGGCGTCTTCAATCAGCACCGCCACGGCGCGCCATTTCGCGGCGTACTCTTGCACCACGGAGCGCAACCGATGATAAGGCACGCGCCCTTGCCACGTATCGAGCAAGTAGAAGTCCACATCATCTGTGCCCCACACATCAACGACGCTGTAGTCGCTTTGCCCGTGCGTTTTATAGGCGGTATCGACACTCAGGATCACGCGCAGGTGGTTCGGCGGCGCGGTGTAGCGACGGCTGAAGTGCTGCAGGCAAAAGAGGTCGCCGTCGGCGGGCACGGGCGACTGCTGATACAGGCTACTGAACACGCGCTCGCCCATCACGGTGCGCCGCCTTTGCAGTTCCGCTTTGCTCACGAACGCGCTGCAGAGCGGCTCGCCGACGCGCCTCCCGAGCGGGTCGCCCTTTTCGGCAAGCGCGGGCAGGCGGATGTGCTTGTAAGGGATACGCAGGGCGTCGGCGTACTCCAACAGCCTGCCTGTGAGGTCGCGCTCGTGCCAACGGGTTTGCACCAGCAGGAGTTTGCCCCCTTCGTGTAGGCGCGTGTAGGCGGTTGACGCGAACCAATCCCAAACGCCCTCGCGAATCGTTTGCGACTGGGCTTCTTGCCAGTTTTTATGCGGGTCATCGATAATCAGCAGGTCGGCATGCTTGCCTGTGATCGCGCCGCCCGCGCCTGCGGTCGCCATCCCGCCCCCGTAGCGTGCGATGTGCCACCAGTCCGCCGCTTGACTGTCATCAGCGAGGCGCACGCGCCCGCGCTCCATGAGCAGATTGCGCACTTCGCGTCCCCAATAGCGGGCGAAGGTGGCTTCGTAGCTGCATAACAGCACCGTCTGGTCGGGATGCTGCTCCAGATACCACGCGGGGAAGTAGCGGCTGCAGAGTTGCGATTTGCCATGTTGCGGGGGCATGTTGACAATCAGCCATCGGTACTCGCCCCGCGTCAAGCGCTCCAGAGCGTAAGCGAGGTAAGCGAGGTGAGGGTAAGGCACCCACCGCTGATGGCTACTCTGGTAAGCGTAGCCGATCAGCGTCGATTCCAGCAGCGCGTAGGACGATTCGATAGGCGGCGCGAAGGTCTTCATCGGAGAGATCCCACCTTACAGTGCCCGCATGCTCGACGCGCACTTTCTCGCCATAGAGGTCGGGCTGCCAGTGGGTGAGCAGGTACTTGACCGCCCACGGCTCGCCTGCGCGCGCGCGCTGCACAAGCGCGTGCTGCACCTCGTCGATGATCCCCTCCCGGATCTCTTGTAGCACCTGCTGCAAAGCGGGATGTCGCTCGATGTAGCGATAGAGGTGCTGACGGGAGCAACCGAGCTTTCGGGCGGCGTAGAGGATCACGCCCTCCGCCTCGCGCAGGGCGTCCTCAACGCGTTTCAGGTTCATGCGGGTGTACTTGCGCTTCTTCATGCTGCTGCGATATTCCAGTAGCGCGTTCGAGCTTGCGCACGGCGTCGGCGACGGCGACGCGCACCTCGTCGGCTTTGCGCTTGGGGATATAACGCAGGCGGATTTTTTCGTACCGCTGATCTTCGGGCAGATGGGCATATTCGATGTAGAACAGCGCGAGTAAATCCCATTCGTCGGGCGTCAGGGCGTCTTTGACGCTCAGGTACTCATAATCGATGGTTTCCACGACGGGGATATCGCGCTCCAGCAGGGGCACTTGATAGCGGCGTTTTCCATCGCGCGTGATGTAGCCCATCGCCCGCAGGTGATGGAGTATAGCGGAGCGCATCACCTGTGTCAGGTAGGTAGATAGCGAGCCTTTGGCGGGATCGTAGTCCCGCCATTTCTTGAGGACGGCGAGGCGGGCGGTTTGTGCGAGATCCTCACCAAGGGGCGAGCGGGGGCTGATGTTGCGCTCTGCCAAAATGAGGTTGATGAGCGGAGGCAGCGTGTCCAAAAACGCCTCCAAACAGGCGTCGAGATCACGCTGCAGCAGGCGCAGCTCATTCAGGAGCCGTATCCGCTCCTGTTCCCAGTCGCCCATGATGCGTTGAGTGTACCTTCGCGCGTCACATGTGTCGTATTTTGCGCGACGGCGAGGCTCCTGCTTGCCCCGATTTTGGGCTACGCGCCGTCGGCGAGGTGGCTGCTCGTCGGC